ATAGTCCTCAACTCAATCCGTCAAAAGCGGAGTACGTTGATGGGGCTAAAGTTGGACAGTTTTATAATACTGTCTCGCAAGAAGTCAGTGATTCACTAAACGTGATTCCTGTTCTTTATCAACTACGATACGTAGAATGGAAACCACGTGAGCAAGGTGGAGGGTTCGTAGAATCACATCACGCTGATAGTGGTATCTTAAGTAAAACTAAACGTGATCAAATGACGTTTAAAGATACATTACCTAATGGTAATTATATCGCTACAACTGCATATCACTATGTCTTAGTACAAGACAAAGGTGGCGTGTGGTCTCAAGCTGTTATTAGCATGACATCTACTCAATTAAAAAAGAGCAGACGTTGGAACAGTTTGATGTTAACTCAAAAAGTTAATGGTCCATCGGGAAGTTTTACTCCACCAACATACGCTATGATTTATAAACTTACTACTGTTAGTGAGTCTAATGATCGTGGTAGTTGGTTTGGGTATCAAGTTGAGAAAGCAGGTCAAGTTGAGGACGCTGGCATTTATAATGAAGCAAAATCATTTTCAACCGCAGCATCAAGAGGAGATGTCGAAGCTAAACCTACTGTAGAGGGAGAGCCTATAAAAGAGGCTCCACAATCTAACAATACAGAAAGCAACGAAGACGTACCGTTTTAGGTAAGTCTTCTACTTTAAACTGGAGGTTTAGTGGAGAGATTCAAATCTATATTTGAAGGCTTAGACGTGGCTTATGGTCAGCACCAATCCCAAGGGAAACGTGCTGACGGTAAGCAAGAAGGCAAATCTTACATCGTCAAGCAAGAAGTTAAAGATGAGTTATGGTCAGAACACCTTGATGGTAATGGTCCCTCGTTAGGAATCATTCCTATTATGGCAGATAATACAGTTCGTTGGGGTTGTATTGATATTGACACATATCCAATTGATTACAAAAAAATTATAAATAGTATTAGAAATTTACAATTACCCTTAGTCCCTTGTAGGTCTAAGAGTGGTGGCATGCATATATTTTTATTTCTTAAAAACCCAGTATCCGCCAGATTAGTACGAGAGAAATTACGAGAGGTTGCATCTGGTCTCGGATATTCCGCTGTAGAAGTATTCCCCAAGCAATCAACCATACTAATAGAAAAAGGAGATCTAGGTAATTTCCTAAATCTTCCATATTATAATTCCAAAAGTACAACGAGATATGCCTATAAAGATGATGGAACAGCAGCAACCTTGCCAGAGTTCTACTCCTTATACGATAAATATGTTGTAGAAGAAATAGACAAAGTTGCAATCCAAGTATCTAATGAAGTCATAAAGGATGGTCCACCTTGTTTACAACAATTATGCACACAAGGATTTCCAGAAGGCACACGCAATAATGGATTGTTTAACATAGGTGTATATCTACGTAAGTTTGATCCAGATAATTGGAAAACATTATTAGAAAAATATAATCAAGATTATATGACACCGCCCTTATCGGCATCAGAGGTTGTCACAGTTCAAAAACAATTAGAGAAAAAAGAATATAGTTATAGATGTAAAGAACCACCTATTAATTCTTACTGCAATGCAAAAATATGCAGAGGAAGAAAACATGGCATAGGCGGTAATGGATCATCGTTAGAGTTCAGTGCGCTTACTAAATTAGAAACAGATCCACCAGTTTGGTTTTTAGATGTTGGTGATGCGCGTATGGAATTACAAACAGAGGAGTTACAGATACAAACTAAGTTTCAGAAAAAATGTATGAACAGTTTGAATCATATGCCTCCTTTAGTAAAACAGTCAGTATGGCAGGAAATAATAGAAAGATTAATGATTAATCTTAATACTATCCCTGTTTCTGATGATGGGTCATTGGCCGGTCAGTTTGAAGCTCACCTCCAGGAGTTTTGTACTGATCGCGCCCAGGCTCTGAATCGTGATGAATTATTATTACGCAAACCATGGACCGAAGATGGTATCACATGGTTTAGGTTAAAAGACCTACAAGATTATCTTACACGCAATAAGTTTACATACTTTAACACAGGTCAACTTGTACAAGCGTTAAGACATTTAAAAGGTAAGAGTGAGAAATATAATTTAAAGGGTAGAACAGTGAGAGTGTGGGGTGTGCCTGCATATCAACAACAAGATTCTGCATTTGATATAAAGGAGGTTGATGGTGCACCATTCTAAAACTAAAATAATACTTGGACCACCTGGCACAGGTAAGACACATAACTTATTAAACTTAGTGGAAGAAGAATTAGCCAAGGGCACTCCACCTGACCGTATAGCTTTTGTGGCATTTACCAAAAAAGCGGCAACCGAGGCTCGTGACCGGGCAATGAAAAAGTTTAATTTAGAGGAGCAACATCTTCCATACTTTAGAACTTTGCATTCATTTGCTTTTAATCAATTAGGATTAACAAAATCAGAGGTTATGTCACGTGATAATTATAAAGAGTTTGCACAGACATTTGGTATGGATTTAGGATCTGTTGCTGATGGTACAGAATCTGGTGGTGTAGTAACAACAGATAATATTTTAATTAATGAAATAAATTTAGCACGTATGAAATGTATGGATTTAGAGCATCATTATAATGAATCTAATTTACAAGATATGTCTTGGCATTCATTGTTACGTGCACAAAGATCATTAGAGGAATTTAAAAAGAAAAAAGAAATATTTGATTTTACAGACATGATTGAATTATATTTAGATTCTGGTCCAATACCAAAACTAGAAGTAGTGTTTGTAGATGAAGCTCAAGATTTATGTAAATTACAGTGGAGAATGATAGCCAAAATAACACAGAATGCGAGAAAAGTTTACATAAGTGGTGACGATGATCAAGCTATATATAATTGGGCTGGAGCTGATGTTAAATATTTTATTGAGTTACCTGGTGAAGTAGAAACACTGAAACAGTCTTTTAGGTGTTCTTCTGTTATTCAAAATTTATCTAATGATATTATTAATAGAGTAAAATTTAGAAGAGACAAACAGTGGAAGGGCACAAGCAGAGAAGGCAAAGTGCAATACCATACATTTCCTTTTAGTGTAAATTTAAGAGATCCTGGTAGTTGGCTTGTTATGGCTAGAACTAATTATATGTTGGACGAGATAGAAAGAGACATACGATTACAAGGTATGTTGTACAAAAGAAATAATAAATTACCTATATCGGCTAAACTTTTAAATGCAGTGGAAGCTTGGAAAAAATTAAATGAAGGTCAAATTATACCACTTGTAGATATAAAAGACATATACTCATACATGTCAAGTCAGATAGGTATAGAAAGAGGTCACAAGACTCTTAAAATGGCTGATAAAGAACAATATGAATTAGAAGAACTTGTAATGCACCATGGGTTACTTATGGGAGGTAGGCCTTGGGATGTAGCATTTGACAAGGTGGGTAATAGAGACAAAGAATATTTGAGAGCTATAGAAATTAGAGGCACATTATCAAAAGATCCAAAGATAAATTTAAGCACTATACATGGTGCTAAAGGAGGAGAAGCAGATAATGTAATGTTGCTGACAGACTTATCAAGAAAGTCACAAGAAGCAATGGAAAAGGATTCAGATGATGAATGCCGTGTGTTTTATGTAGGGGCAACACGTGCTAGAGAAAATCTACACATAATAGAACCGCAGAGAGATGGAGGGTTTATAATATGAATTTTAGTACTGGCATAGCTCCTGTTAAGAGGAGCATGACAAAAGAAGAAATACTAGCAAAGGCTAGTGACCTTGTTTCTAATGATAGAAACAAATCACATGGTGATGCATTTAACAATCATGCAGAGATAGCAGAGTTTTGGAATATATTTCTTGATAAGAAATTAAGGCCAATGGCTAATATCACAGCTGATGATGTAGCTATCATGATGATATTGTTAAAAATATCTAGACACACACAAGGTGAAAAAATTAACATGGATAACTTTGTTGATATGGCAGGTTATGCAGCAATAGCAGGAGAAATTAGTGACTCAGGATCTTTTTAAGACAGTTACATCACAATGGGTCGCACCTACGGAGTTCCCTCGTATAGAGGGACGCGTAGCGATTGACTTAGAAACTTGTGATCCAGATTTAATTAAACATGGTCCAGGGTGGCCAACAAAGAAAGGTAAGGTGATTGGTATAGCTATGGCTACTGCATCATTTAAAGCTTATTATCCTATTGCACACGATGGTGGTGGCAACATGGATGAAAAGAAAGTTGTAAAATATATAAAATCTATTTGTGAAGATGATTCAATAGAAAAAATATTTCACAATGCGCAGTATGACATAGGTTGGTTATGGGCACTTGGTATAGAAGTTAAGGGTAGAATACATGACACTATGGTGGCAGCAGCTTTAATAGATGAGAATAGATATTCATATACTCTTAATAGTATAGTGCATGAATATTTAGGTGAGTTTAAAAACGAACAAAAATTAAGAGAAGCAGCAGAAGCATTCGGTGTAGATCCAAAATCAGAAATGTATAAATTACCGGCAATGTTTGTTGGTGAATATGCAGAAGCTGATGCGGATCTTACATACAAATTACATGAGAAGTTATCTTGGGAGATTGTAAAAGATAATCTTACAACTGTGTACGATGTAGAATGTAAATTAATAAATGTTATATTTCACATGACGCGTCGTGGTGTTCGATTTGATGATGAGAAATGTATGCTTTTAGAAAAAAAGTTTTACAACAAAGAAAAAAAGTTGATGAGACGTGTTAAAGATTTAACTGGTCTTGACATAGAAATATGGGCAGCAGCTTCTATTGCAAAAGCATTTGATTCAATGAATTTACCTTATGAAAGAACAGAAAAAACAGGTTCACCATCGTTTACAAAAATGTTTTTAACAGATCATCCTCATGAATTACCAAGATTAATAATGCAGGCACGTGAATTAAATAAATTAAGGGGAACGTTTCTACAAGGGTTAATGAATTATACAGAGAATGGTAGAATTCATGCTCATATTAATCAAATTAGGTCTGATACTGGAGGCACTGTGTCTGGTCGTTTTTCTTATAACCATCCTAATTTACAACAAGTACCTAGTCGTGGCCAATTTGCAAAAGATGTTAGGAAGTTATTTATTCCTGAAATGGGTGAATATTGGCTTAAGGCAGATTACTCACAACAAGAACCAAGACTTTTGACACATTGGGCGTGCCTCGTGGACCAACCAGGTTCACATGATGTAAAAGAAGCCTATCAAAAGAAAGATTTAGACTTTCATCAACAAACAGCAGACATGGCAGGAGTGGATAGAAGATTAGCAAAAACAATTGGTCTGGGTGTTATGTATGGCATGGGTTACAATAAGCTTGCACGTGAGTTAGATCTTGAGCCACAAGAGGCAAAAGAAATGTTAAAAGACTTCCGTGGTAAAGTTCCTTTTATGCAAGGCATGCTTGAAGCTGTTATGAATCGTGCTAATTCCAAAGGTGTAATTAGAACTTTATTAGGTCGTAAATGTAGATTTGATTTATGGGAACCTACATCCTGGGGTGTACACAAACCGTTACCTTTGAATCAAGCCAAGGTAGAGTATGGTGATGCCATTAAAAGATATGGCACATATAAAGCTTTAAATAGATTGATACAAGGTTCTGCCGCTGATCAAACAAAGAAAGCCATGGTTAATGTGTATGATGAATTAGGTGTAATACCTCTTATACAGGTTCACGATGAGCTTGATTGTTCTGTTAAGGACGAGAGACAAGCTAATCAAATAAAAGAAGTCATGGAAACATGTGTAGATTTACAAGTGCCATCAAAGGTAGATGTGGATCTTGGAGAAAGTTGGGGTGATAAATGACCTACGCTAGAGCTAGGCAAGAAAAATATGTTAATACAGAGAAGGGCAGAGAAGCTGCAACTAGATCTAAATTAAAACATCAAAGCAAACTTAGGTCTACAGAGGAAGGTAGGATTAAATTAAAATATAGAAAAGTTAAATGCGAACACGGTGAAGATGTGGCAGATTGGTGGTTAAAACAAAAACCACTGTGTTATATTTGTGGTAAAAATGTGTCATATGAAAAAGCACCTTCAAGAAAAAAAGGTAGAAGCAATCTTAATGAGTTAGTTATTGATCACAATCACAATATAAAAAAATTCATACCTAGACATTTGTTGTGTCAACGGCACAATCTTGGTTATGGTATGTTTCAAGAAAGTATAGAACAATTGAAACGAGCAATAGAATATAAAAGGAGATATGGATGAAGTGGTTATGTGTTACTTTATTAATTTGCTTAGATTTTACTCCAGAGGTAGATTATACAAACAACTCAGAGTTTATTGAATATGTTAGATCATGTGCTGTGCATCACAATTCTTTATATGAAGAACACGAAAGAATACCAGTGTCTATTGTAATATCACAAGCAATACATGAATCAAATTGGGGTACGTCCAGGTTTGCTGTAAAAGGTAATAACCTTCTTGGGATCCGCACCTTTGATTCTTCTGATGATCAAATGAAGCCACTTAATAAACCTAATGTGAGCTGGGGGCTTAGGATCTTTGAAACTAAGTGCGAATCCATTGCATATTATATTGAATTATTAAACAATAACCATCATTATGAAGAATTTAGAACGGAAAGAAGTAAACAATATTTTAATGATGCTGTTGACTTAGAAAAACTAATTATGACACTTGCAATATATGCGGAAGATGTATATTATTCGCAAAAAATCATCATAACATTAAGGGAACTACAGGCCTATGACAGAGACTAAAAAACCCGGGTACCGAGACCAAGGCAAAGCCAGAGCTGGTAATGTCAAAAGCAATTTTGCAATCAACCCAGAACAAATGGAGTTTGAAAGAAGAAAAGTTCTTGAACAACTATCTACAAAGGTTGATCAAAAAAGGCTTAATAACATGGCTGCAGTTGCAGCTACAGTGGAACCTAAATATTTTAAAACTACAAATTTAACAAAAGCAGGTAAGCCAGCAGAGTATGACAGCACAGAAGGTAAGGGTGAACAACGTGAACCTACCATGCGTATATTGTCATTAGGAGCTGGTGTACAATCATCTTGTTTAGCTTTAATGGCACAAGAAGGATTAACAAAGCATAAGCCAGATTATATGATATTTGCTGACACTGGGTGGGAGCCTAAGTTTGTCTATGAGCATGTAGAGTATTTAAAAAAAGCTATAACGATTTGTCCGCTGATCACTGTAGAGAGAGGAAACATCAGAGAAGACCTTATCAAAGCAGCGAACCCAGTACCAGGGTCTAGAGAAGAGGAAAAGTCGTTTGCTGGACGTGTACCAAACCCACCGTTGTTTGCTGCACGTAAAGGTGGACGTGTGGGGATGCTTTATCGTCAGTGTACACATGATTATAAAGTTATCCCTATACAAAAGAAAATTAGAGAACTATTTGGTGTAAAACCTATGC